CTAGGATAGTAGCGTAGTAGACCTTTTCCTTAAGAGTTTCCATCGTGTCTGTATCGCGGATAACAACTTCTGTTAGATTACAGAACTCCTTATCGCGTAGGATAATCTCGGAGCAAGGATTTGTGCCGAAGTCATAGTTAGGATCACGACGACCATGCTTGATAACTGTAGCCTTCGCGCTCGCACGATTGAAGATGCCGCGCTCACCAGACTTAGACTCGTATAGTGACTTCCACTCTTCCATGAACAAACCGATATCTGGCTTTTCCTTATAGATAGCGGAGTTGTTAGCTAGTGCTCGCTGGGACTGGTCCATCCACCACTGACCAGACTTTGCCACGCGCATACGATCGTCAGACAGGTCAGAGAGACTAATAAGAGCGGAGCGACGAACACCGCCGACAACAACGATGTCAGCAATTTTACAAACGATATCATGGGACTCCAATGTGTTTAGACGACGACCAGCAGCTTTCTTGAAGATATCAACGCAGAACTTGAACAATGCGTCTAGCGGTTCAGGACCAGAAGCACGACCACCAAACGTCTTAAGCGGAGTTCCAGCAGGACGAATCTTAGTCAAATCCCAACGTGGAATTTGGCCAACATAAAGCATTCCAATTAATTCCTTGAGAGCCTTAGCCCAACCAAGTTTGGAATCGGCAACCATGATAGTAGTGTCTGATAGATGAAAATCTTCAGAAACCATAGGAAGCTGCTCAACGTCCTTTGACTCGACAGAGAATCCTACGCCTGTTCCGTTCATGAGGATATATAGAATCTCATCGAATGAACGTGGGCTATTAATAGCAACATACGAACAGTTATATGCTGCGATGTTTTCGCGCTTGAGCGCTTCACCAGCAGTCATAACGCAACGCATCGAAGGCATCACCTTCTGTGATAGAACTGCGTCTTCAAGTTCAGCACGCAACGCAGTAATATCATAGCTATGGTTTTCTTTAAGATGACCCTCGAAGAAATCAAAGAAACGACTAATAGTTTCTTGCCAACTTTCTCTACGACCCTCGCTCCATAAAAATCTTGAATATCTTGATAAGTGAATAAATTCTTGGTAAAGGGTTGGTAGGGAATTCGACATAGGTACTCCGTTTCTTTTCTTTAGATGTTCTTTATCGTTCGCAGACATTGCGTCTTGCGTTAACACTTTTTCCAATCTCGGATTGCAAGCCTAAGAGCTAAGCCCTTAAACGTGGATTTATTTAGCAGATACTCAACTTGCGAACTGTTGAGTCCTGACATAATAGCATCATTAATATCTTTATATGTCCACGACGAATTCCAAATAACCATACTATGTCCACGAGGCACAAAAGATTCTACACGTTTTACGACTTGCTTATTTCTTGGTTGATTATCAAATATCAGTACGACTTCCTCACCAGAAACATTATATAGGGCTCGCGCGAAGTCTGTTCCCCCAGCCGCAATGGCATTATCAAGGAACATACTGTCGATGGGTCCTTCTACAACGTATATAGTTTTCCCGCGAGACACGCGATCGAGACCATAGATTAAAGGATCGTCTGTGATACGAATGGTTACATATCGCAATGATGAGTTACCCATGGCGCGACCACTGACGCCAGTAAGCAATCCATCTTCACGACGAAATGGTATCACAAGACGCTCGTCTGAAACGATACGTCCTTCATATGCAGGATTAAGTTTTTCTAGCACCTTCATGTCGCGTGCGTAATAAAGGTCGTTCCAGCGTTCCTTAGGAATCTTACGACCTTTGGCGTATTCGACAGCACGATGCGTCGCCGGAAGCTCGTCGAGCCTAGGCAACATTTCATCTAGAATGATCTTAGGGCGCGGAGTTTCCGTCTTTGGGATAATGAAGTCGTCTGTCTTACCAGCTTCGACTTTATCTTTGTATGATTCTAGTCTGTACGCTTTGGCAAGACTAGGATCAACGAGCTCAATAAGTTTATAAAGATTAGTACCGACATCACAATTATGACACTTATAAATTAGTCCGCCCGATTTCTCGAACAGATAGCCACGGGTTTTCAATTTGTTCTTTTGCGAATCGCCACAGAACGGGCAGCGGAAGTTATAGACCCTCTCAGACTTCCGCTTGAACAGCAGAAGCTTGTGAGAAATCATGTTCGCATATTTATGATCAGTGATAGTAGACATAGGTTCATTATAATAAGTCCTAGGAAGGATGTCAAGAGTTATTTCGCTTTCTTTTTATAATATTCTTTGTAGGCTGCTATGACTGCGTTCTGGTTCTGTATGTACTTACGCAGCTCAGCGATATTCATGCTAAGATTCTGATAGCCTTGGGCTGTTAAGGCGTAATAGACCACGTCTTGTTTGCCTTCGAGCTCTTTAATCTTTTGCAGGAAATTCTCTGGCGTAATGATGGTCCATGTCATTTCTGCTTGGACTACTGGCGGGGTGGTTGGGAGGACAAGTTCGGCTTTATCAATAAGCACAGGTTTGTCTAATACCTTAACTGTTTGATTGCATCCTGCTAAGAAAAGACTACAGAGTGCAACTAGAGCTATTCTCATTTCGCTGCCTCCTTCTTAGGAGCCTTAGTCTTTATGAGTTCAGGACAAATGTTATTCTGTATCTTACCACTGATTTCGTCCGCTGTCAAGCGCGAACCTGTTACGATTTCATTGCAGCGCAGCGCATCTTTCGTTCCACGATTGACTCTCATTTCTGCTTCGCCTGGATTATTCTTTACAAGACCATTGAGGCGACTGAACTTATTGCGCAACGCATTAGCTTCTATCTGTGCATCTTCTGCAACTTTGGCTACACCACTGTTGAGTTCTTGCATCTTCTCAATATCTTTTTGATTCTGCTCGAGAACCATTTTCTGTTGTTCAATCACGCCTTCCATGCGTTGCTGAACTTCGGCGGCTGCTTCTAGTTTCCCTTCTAGTGCTTGGATATAGAAATATCCTCCAGACACTATTGAGAATAGGATTGCAGCAATCGCAATCTTAATTCCTATACCCATTACTCACTCCCGTCCGAACCGTCGCCCATTGCGCTTGTACGACTTACTGCCTTAACACGCTTCTTGATTGCTTTGTAATAGACTGTTGCTTCATTCGTATCCTTACGGCGCACCATAGCTTTGAATATCATAGGTTGACCGTATTTCTTAATCTTACCAGACATTCCTACTTTAGGTTGTTTCTTGCTCCAGTGAACGTCAGAAGTGCTAGTGGCGGGACCAGCATGATTAGCAGGACCACCTTCACCCTCTTCTTTGACAGTTCCGACTTTAGTTTTAAGCCAAGCCTTACGAACAGCAATTGAACGAGTCTTATCGGCTGCAGGAGATTTGCTCGGCTTACCGCCAGTCACTCGTGCTTTGTTTACCTTACCAACTAGTTCTGGTGAGATTTCATTGAGCATTAGATTTTCCTTAGAACATCAACGACTCGCATATCCATAACAACATCGCTTGATAAGATTGTTATATTTTCTGCTCCGATACTTTCAACTCTTTCAGGCCAATAATTCATTAACATAAGAAATGGCTTAAGAATATGCAACTGATCATATAGTTTCAATACGAGCATACGCGTGAGAGCCCTATGCTCGAACACATTATACAGCACCATCAAATGATTCAGTATGAGTCTTTCTTTCAACTCACCATGCTTTTCATAACGCCCAAACAATCTACGAAGATTCTTAATCCTAGTGAGATCTTCAGCGAATTCTAATTCATCTACACATGGATTTAGATAATGATGCGCAGCATAAAGAAAAAAGTTATTATCGTTCAAGTTACCTTTCATATCCCATTCACAGTTTAGTGCCCGAGTACCTTAAAGAATGAGGTTATGAACGAGAATCCATAACCGAGTACAGTGCCACCCCCAACGGCCATCCATATGTATTTTTGGATGACGTTTATCTTTTCGTTTAAACACGCATAGTGTTTGTTCTGCTCTTCGCGAACAGCTTTTATTTCGTCTAGAATTGCTTTGTCTTGAGTACGTATCGTATCATAAACATCTTTCAACTTTTGATCCAATTCCTCACGACGCTTTTCTAACTTGGTTTCAATAACCTCAGCTTGTTTTTCATGCTGAGATAAGCGATTCTCTTGTACCGCAATCATAGCCTTCAAATCACCGGAAATTTCGGTAAGCCTTTCAATAGCTGATTCTATTCTATCTAGTGTATCAACCATTAATAGACCTTTAAATAATCGTTAACACTCTTGTGAATTTTATAAGGCAATGATATAGCAAGAGCAGCAGCTAGATTATGAGGTTCTACTTTCTGTTCTATAAGATTCGCGCACTCAATAGCAACTAGATCTATTTCATTATTCATTATAAACGAAGCGAAGCGCGGATGGTTTCTGTTACCGAATTCCCATGCCAACGCTTCTGCTCGTTCACCTATCAATGATCTTACTTCATCACGCTTACTATGATCTACAGTGACAGTATGATAAGAATCTGTGCCGTATATAGAATGGCATAATCCTGCGAGCACAACATCATTAGAGCATTCCCAGTCCATAAGTAAACTTGCTGTGCCTGTCAGATGCTCTAATAGACTATGTCCACTATGATCGTTATCATCTACACCATTATCTAAAAGAAACTCAATCACATTATGTATCATTAAAATGTACTCAGCGCCACTCGTTTGATTGTTGTTGCATTAACTGCAATATAAAGATAAGTGTTAGTGAATCTCATTTGACCAACACTCATTCCAACAGTAGTAGCATTGTTTGATGCAGGAGTAGTACCAAACGTGATGTTGAATGTGTTGACAGTCGTAGATTTTGTAACCACGACATTAGAAGCAAACAATGCTCTGTTACCAGTAACAGTCGTATTCGCTTTGAATACTGTGTTAGAGTTAACTGTACCGAATAGCGCCTTTGTCGTGATTTTCTTTGATGTAGGAGTTCCGTTAGGATCCGTAACGATCATCAGCAGATCTGGAGCCGCAGCCGTAGTCGCTGATGGTAGTTGTGATACTTTCTTGTCAGCCATTTACTGCGACTCCAATTCTATTAAACGCCCTTAGGTGAAACCTGGAAGTTTGTGATACGAATACCATTGAAACGAGATAGATTGTTAGCAACAGCACCAGTAATAACAAGGTTCGCAGCAGCAGTAATACCAATTTCAGGATTGTAAAGTGGATTACCACCACCTGTTACCGAGATAGACTGAGCATTGATATGATATGTAGCTTTTGCTGAACCAGATCCACCCTGCAACTTAGGCATTGTGAATACCATTACGTTATTAGCAACGTTCGCGCGAGCGGCAGTCGCAACTGCAATACGAGCAACGCCGTTGTTTCCACCTACAGTGTTAGCAATGCTGATAGACATAAGATTGCCCGAAGGACGCTTATGAACTGGTGAATTGAACACAACATATAGATTACTGCTTACGTTTGCAGAGATAACTCCGTTAGCATTTAGCTTAACGAAAACTTCTACGATATCCGCATTACCTAGATATGTGTTTGATGTGTAGTAAAAACCGTACCCAGGAGCAGCAGCAACTAGAACTTCGTCGAACTGACGATTTACTGTTGGTGTTTCTGAATTCGTACGATTGGAGCGACGAACCCAACCCTTAGTGGTTGCAATTACGTTGCGCTTATTAGCCTGTCCTCCTCCAGCATCGTCAAATGAGTGAGCAACACCAGATGATTGTGGAAGTGGACGATATCCTTTTAGAATACCTGCTACTGTGTTTGCACCAGATGCTACTTGTGTGCTTTCTCTACTGAATCCCCAAAGTGCCATTTGTCTTTTCCTTTCCGCTTTTCGTTGAATACGACTACTCGGCATAATATAAGTCTATTATTTAGTTATTAGTCTTCTTTGTTTTTATCGCGATCAGTGCGATAAGCATTCATTTTCGCAGATTTCTTGGCTTGTGCCATTCCTACTGCGTATGGATTATCTACTCCAGCGCGATGCTTGATTAGAGACTTAGCAATTTCATGCCCCTTAGTAATCACTTTCTTAGGAAGTTCGGCTGCTTCGCGCATAGGTGGGTTCATAGTAATTGGTTCATTACCACCCTTCATAGCTTTATCTTTTTCACCATGCATCTCACAAGTCATGCTTTTGCCTTTGCCTTCCTGACAAGTGCACTTATCGTTGCTCGCATGAATATTAGACAAACGCTTATTAGCCTTAGCTTGCATTACATTCATTTGCTTAGAAGCAATTTTCTGTTGGAGCTGAGTTTTGAACGCATCTTTCTTAGCTGCGATTTGATTAGACACTGCATCATTAGCTTCGTGCTGGATGGCAGTAGTTGCTCTAACTTTCTTGTATTTGATACTGCCGTCAGGCATACGAACCTTGATCATATGCACATCGGCGCGGCGCTGAACTTCGGTTACAAATCCTGGATCAGTTTCTTCTTTCATAGCTTTTTCTTTCTTTTCCTGTGACATACCCTTATCACGGAACTTATTAGCCATTCCAGCATACTTCTTGAAGATAGGACCAGAACGACCCTGAACATCACCCATAGCTCTCTTAGCAGCTTTCTTAGCTGCGCTATGATATGTGTCAGTTGAAAGTTCGTCTACCTGCTCAACGTCTTCACTCACTTTTTTTCTTGTTATCTTATTCATAAGACGCTTTGCACCAATGGTTCTGTTAGCAATATCATTAGCCTGCTTGACATCATTAGGATCAGAGTTCTTGATAGATTTCTTAGCCTTCATAAGATACGCAAACTTCTTGATGTTTGTATCAAGAACCTCGTCTACCTGCTCAACATCTTCACCAACTGTTTTCTTATAAGCAGCGTCTTTAGCATTTGCGTCAGTAGTGCCTACTTTTGCTTTTAGACGTTTATGTTCTGGATTAGTTTTATCAAGAGCAAGCTTTTGTCCTGCGCTTCTTTTCATAAAGGTGTCATGACCAGCTGAACCTTTTGCTGCGGCAGTATCCATTGACTTGAGCGCACCCTTAGCATAATTCACTGCTAGTTTTGTAGAGATTTCGTCAATCTGTTCTGCTTCTTCTTTTAAACCTTTGGCACGTCTATTGACATAATGATCATGTCCTGGTGTACCTGGTTTACCATGACCATGACGCCAAGCCATTGATCTTAGATCTGCATCAGAGTGATTTTTATGCGAATCAGCAAATTGTTTATCAGTCATATTAGCACGGTTCTGCTTGCTTTTAATAACAGATGCAGGCATACCGGCTTCGTCTACCTGAACTTCTTCGAACTGCTGACGATCGTTACCAGACATCTTTTCGCGTCCGCGAATCTTATCAGCAACCGATGGATTAATTCTGGTTAGATACTGAGAATCTTTGTTCTTAGCACCAACAGCAGCAACAGCAGCGTTTTTCTTTTCCTTATTCATAGGATTGCCTTCAGCAACTGTTTCTTCCTTACGAAACATCTTGAAGTCTTGACCATCAATCTTGCCGTTGTGATTCTTGTCGAGCTTGACCTGACCACCTTTGAGTGCTTCGTTTACCGCATTGATTAGCGAATCGCTAATACCAAATGCCTTTTTATCAATAGATGACATTTTAGTTACCCTTTCTTGTGGTCATGTAGTCGTGGACTGTTGTTACATAATCTTCTGCCATTGTAATCTTGCTCTGTACCCAAGCTTCTAGCTGTGTATCATCATTCATCATTTCAGCAAGAGCAGCGGCGCGCTTTGTAATCATCTGTAGCTGCGCTCGAGCCATCTGACCTTCGTAGTCCTTTTCTTTTTCTTCAGATACTGTTCCGAAACGAATTGTGTTTTCTAAACTACGATAAGTCATTGTTATTCCTTAGTGAATGAACGGAGCATCCATCCGTGCTTTTCGTGGGCGGTGATACGATCTTGTATAGCATTAGAAATACCAAACTTACTCTGAGCTTCTGCAATACGATATGCTTCGTTGAGTACAATAAGAAGACGCTGATTATCACCATTGAGTCTAGCTATCATAACTAAAGCCTTAGGAACAGATAGCTCGTCTTCGATAGTTGATAGCTCTTTGAATCGTGTCAGTGATCCAGGAGCATATGCTTGAAGAGTACGAATCAGTTCTGCTATAGTATCTACGGCAATAAAAACTTCGTTGTAGAGATTACTCAAAAAATCATGATACTGCGCGAAGTCTGGTCCTTCTACGTTCCAGTGAAAATTGTGCGCCTTTAGATAAAACGCAAAACTAGTCGCTTGAGCTTTCTTGAGTGCTTCTACGAGCTCTTCGTTCATTTCTTCGTTACTTTCTTAGCTGGAACTTTCGACTTAGGTGCGGCAGCAGGAATGAAAGTCTTTTCTTTCTTAGCAGCTGGTTTCTTTGCCTTTGGAGCTTCAATCTTAACTGGTTCAACAGTAGCCACTACTTCTTTAATCGCTTCTGTAATAGGAGTATTGGTTTTAGCAGCTTCTTCCATCACCTTAACAAAAATTTCTTCTGTTTTAGCATCGATATTAGTTTTGACTTCTTCTTGCGCCTTATCAACAACTGGTTCTAGTGATGCAACTGGAGCTGGCTTAATTTCAGCAACAGGAGCTGGTTCCGGAACAGGATCTAGCTTTGGTTCTTCTATTTTTTGCTTAGGCCAAAAATACCATCCAATACCAAAAACAACAACAACAAAAGCAATAATAGTAATCAGTTCATCATTCATTACTCAGTTCTCCTTAACAATCCCACGCTTTGCGTGACCAATAGTTTGCGCTCGACTTATTGCTTAAATTGCCTTGACCGCTAGAGCGAGCACAATATGATCTCTTACGAGCAGGCTGATCTTTCTTTATACTTAATATCTTATCACCGAAGTTGACTTTTTTCGCTTTGCCATCACCATCAGGATCAACGTAAACCTTTGACTTCTTTACGTCACCCGCCATAGGCTTATTCAAAGAAACTGTCTTACCTTTATATGTAGCTTCTTTAACGATCTTACCCTGACCTGGCGTAGCATCAGCATAGTTCTGTACTATAGCGTCGGTTCCTACAAAACGATTCTTAGGATCATTCTTATCCTTTGAGGCTGGTTCAGAACCAGTGTATGATTCATCAGCTTTCACAATCGACTTATTCTTTTTGTAATAGTCAGCGAGTTTCTTCAGACCATTAGTTCCCTTAGCGCCTTCTGTTCCTTCTTTAACAGTTGACTTTTTCTTAGAAGCTAATGCTGGATGATTAAGCCAAGCACCACCACGATGACCCCACTTATCAATCATCTTATTAATGAATTTTGGATCTTTAGAAGCTTTTACAGCAGCGCTATCTTTTATCCAATCTGCGTTTGATGTTCCTTCGTATTGAGTTTCTTCCTTAGGAACGCAGTTAGGAACCTTACGACCATTCTTCATCTTCATACCTACAGCTGTGTAACCAGACCAGCAAGCACTTTTAAGTCCGCCTGTTGGTTCTTTTACCTCTTTCATAGACTTAACGTGTTTTCTGACTTGCTTATTGATTTGAATAGGATGCTGTCCAGTTTTCTTTGATAGCATATTCACATGTGACTTATAACGACTAGCAGTCTGTGGAGTACCTCCACCAGTCACAAAATCCTTATAACGCTTTGCTAGGTCAGCCACATCTTCAATCAAATCGCCGTCTATCTCGGCAGCTTTGCCACCAGCAATGAATGAGTTCACGCGATTGAACGCTTCGTTGACATTATTGTTCACTTCTAATCCGCGAGTGAACACTTCGTAGATGATTTCTACAGGAACACCAGAATCTGTTGCTTTACGGAGAAGTGCATTAGCTTCTTTATTGACTACATTGTAGCGCACGCGCGAGTACGTCGCAGGATCCTTAGTTGTCAAGTCGATAAGCTTATCAAGAAGATTAGCTAGAGCTTCGCGCATCTGTGGGCTTTGTAGCGCATGTTTCTTACTTGAACGCAAAGCACGACGATACTTCTGTAGTTCTTCTTCGTCAGACAAACCCAAACGCAATAGCAAATCTAGTTTCTGACTTAGCGGGCGCGACTTATTAGGATCAGTTGGACGATCTTCATCCTTAGCAACTTCACCTACGTTACGAACGCCAGGAGGCTCATCCTTATCATATGGAGACACTGTACGAGTACGACCAACGCCTAGATAAAACTCGTTGAACTGCTTCCCACCAAGACTAATCTTTGGCTTATCCTTAGGAATACCATGAGCCATCACATCACGAAATGACTGTAAGCTTTTGCCAGCAGCAATAGTAAACTTATGCTTATCAACTGGCATACGCAAAGCTTCGAACTTAGCAAGCAGTTTCTTAGCATCACTTACTGAGATATGTGCTTTATGCTTATCAGCGAAAACAGTTTCGTGTTCGCCGCGAGAGTTGATAGTCTTGCGCATCTGATAGATAATGTTCGTATCACCAGCATCACGAGCGTCCTTATCTATAGCAGACTTACGTCCTTCATCAACAGAACGCGCATAATGCATCAGTTTCCTATTTTGATGTAGATGACCTGTTGTTGGGTTGGGAGCAGAGCGATCGTTTCCTTGAGGATCAATCTTAAGATTATCCAGCTTCGTGGGATCAATATTCAGCGGAGAATCGTGCGCCGTATCAGCCTTTGACTTTTCCCAGTCTGAAACTGAAATGCCACGTTTCTTAGCTTGCTTGATATCGGTTTTTACGTCAGAAGCAGTTCCTTCTTTACTTTTCTTATCTTCGTAAATAAACGCAACGAAGTTTTCGTTCGTATCACGGGCTTTTGCTACGTTAGCTTGTGCTTTCTTACGGATCATGGGCATGATTCTCTTTGATAGTTTGTCTACAGCAGAATTGAGTGACTTACCGAAACGATTAACAAGCGCGTTATCAACTGCAATTCTCTGTGACTTTGAAAGTGAACTGTATTGTAAATCTTTCTTACCTGTTGCGCGCTTACGCAGCATCATGATAGCCGCCTTACGAGCGCGCATACGTAGACGCTGTTGAGCAGGCATAGTCTTAGCTTTGATTTGACGAAGACGAGCAAGACGCTTAGACATTCCCTTCATGCGCTGCGCTAGTTTCTGACGAGTCTGTATAGAAAGCACTTTAGCTTCTGCTACAGATTCTTTTTCAACATCCTGACCTACGATAACATCTAACATAAGAACGTCAGAGTCATCTAGGTCTAATTCGTCGTCAGACATAGCATCAATTTGCTTAATCATTTCGGCATCAGAAGGCATCGTAATAGTTTGCTGATCGTCAGACTCGGTGATGTAATACGAAAACACTTCGTCGAGTGTTGATTCTTTGAGAGCTCCTAAACGTGACTGTATCAAGTGCATTATCTCCCTTACATCAGCGTCTGATAAGTGTTTCGACATAGAAGCACGAACCTTATCGAAATCTCCTGCTCTTGCCCAATTACGAATATCAGAAGCATGAACGCCATCTGCATCACCCGTACGAGTGTCTGTGATAGAATGACGCGAATGAACTTCTATCTTATCGAACGTAAAATCTTTTCCGTTATACTTATCTACGACCGTCTTAATGCCTGCTGATTCGGCTGCACCTAGAACGATATGGACTGTGTCGTACTTGCCTGTTAATGCAGATAATGCGCCAATGATGGTTGGATTATTAGCAGGAGGTTCTTGAAACAGACCTCTATGTCCAGGAAACATCTTGTTCAGATACTTAATCTTTTCGAAAGCAGTCAGTGGATTCTTTTTCTTATCGACTGTGCGTGAAACGAATATCTTAGCGTCACTATGTGTTTGCTTAGCCAGTTTCAGAACAGCATCAACTAGATTCTTATGCTCTTCGTGTGGAGGATTAAATCTACCAAGCGGAACGATAACAACAGACTTATTCATCTTTCGCTCCTGCTTTTCTGTATGCACCAGCAGCAAAGTTTTGTGCACTGAACACGCGACGCTTGACTAATTTAGCTGTACCGTGTTTTCCAAGTAACACATACCCCTCAGGATTCGTTCTTACTAGACCACCGAACTCATTTTCGAAATATCTACGAATAGGCTGATACTTATCCAGCTCGTCGATGATCTTATCTTTCATATCAGCGATTTCTGTATGAACTTCGAGTATAGCAGCAATTCCGCTGGCGTTCTGCTTGATGCTAGCAATCGTGTCATCGAGCGTCTGTTGCTTAGCAGCTTTAGCCTTATCGCTCTTGACTTTATCTACTTCTTTCTGCAACTTATCATTCATAAACTTGACGAATCCGTTGTACGTCTGATTAGTATTGTTACGAATGACGTCATTAGCATACTGTAGGAACCATTTGCTCATTTCTGGTGAAGAAACATACGCAAGTCCATCTTTAGGAAGTGATGAAAGCATAGTTGAGATTTCGTCGATATATCCCTGGATATGACCTACTCCACTTAGCATAGGAGCGTCGATAGGCATAATGAATACATGAGCGTTCTTCTTGATATCGCGAGCCTGTATGGTCACTCGACTGCCCGCTGCATTGTACTTGGTGTGAGGCGCGAAACCAACAGTAGCACGACCGATAAGCTTACCCAAGTCCGAATCGACTGCAACAGCATTTGTTACTGTGTTAGGCTTAAACAACCAGTGCAACACACTGTCAATCTTAACCTTACGCAAATCCGACTTAGCGAACATCATATCGCCCTGTAAGATTTCGTTACGATTGTTAGTGATTAGTGGGAGAAATTCCAGAGCGAGCTTTAGTTTAGCTACGAGCCCAGGCGCATGACCGTGATTACGGTCGATATCGTCGACCGAGTAGTTAATCTTAGGGTCTTTGTTGAAGATAGACTTAGTGGCTACGAAAAACTTACCATCGTTGTAGCCGTAGAATACGCTAGGAGCACCGTCAATCTTAGTCTGATTTACAGTTTCAGGAATGCCTTTGATAAGGTCATGGAAAAAACCATTGATCTTAGCGAAAGAACCTGCGCCCGAAACGTACAGCTCATCTTCGATATGCGTGTAGTGAGATTTGTCTTCTTCCGCAGAAAACGCAGTTTCCACTACGAAACTCTTAAAGCTTTTCATCACACTCCTAGCGGGACTGGCGTACCCTAACCGCAAATGATTTGAGAGCAGGATTGCCTTAGCTTTCTGCTCCCTTTATTTATAAAAACGTCTTGACAACACAAAGGTAACATGATATAATATGAGTGTTACGAAAGGGTCAACTAGGTTATAGAGTTGTTACCGTACCATTCTCATCTGTTAATGTTACCGTCAATTGGAATGGTGCAACAAGACCCTGACTTACCTTTTCAGCACGAAGAGCCTTAACCGCCTGAGTTGCAGCACTATTAGCAGTATTACGTTTCGTATAGTAATCCATTGCGACTGCCGTATTAGCAAACGAAAGCTGCACGGTTCTGTGTACTGAATTCGCATATATGTTCTGACCGTAATATAAAGAAGATAGTGGTTCTAACACTTCTTTTCTAAAAGCAGAATACACGACAGCATCGTTTCCAGTCCAATCTGTTCCATCTGAAAATGGCAGATTAGAACTAGGTTCTAGTGAACTGATTTCATACTTTAGATATACTTTTGACATATCGGTTTCCTTATTAATCCGGTCTTGACATCCACTTTCTAAGCACTATCCCAGATTCTATATAGTTTCTGAAGTTAGCCTGAATTCGTCTAGAAGAAAGGCTAGTTAATAACTCCCCTTTAAAATATATCTTTATTCCATGATTTTTACCAGTACCCAGATCTGTAGTTATTGCGCCTTTTTTTGAAAGATAAGGCACCAATTTAGCAACATCATATATGTTTGCTCCTTCACCTATATCTACTATACTTAGTCCGGGTCTAGATGGTAATTTATTTTTAGAACTAACTTCGCTTATAGCTGGTAATCTACCCTGTTCTTCTTTGCTTGCAATACCATCCATGATACCAGATAATACTTTTCTTAGATTATTACCCTCAACTTCATCCTTTATTTTTTTGTACATTATAGTCATAACTTTATCCCATACACCCATTTCTTCAATTTTCACTGCGGTAACAGGTTTTTTTTTCAGTAAAAATTTTTCGGTCTTACCAGAACCATCGATGGTTAATCCGTTAGCAGCGAATATAGTTTCTATCTTGTTTTTGGTTTCAGAATCTAATTTAACGCCAACATATGACATAAATTTAGCAATAGAAGTAAGATGAATATTACTAGCTTGACCGAATTGTTTCGTCCCTTTAATTTTCACTGATAACTCTAAATCAAATTTTGTTGGTTTACCAGAACCAGGAGTTCCCGTATAACCTTCTCTGTATCTTGTTACGATATCAGCTTTTCTACCTTCTGCTTGTCCGCTAATAGAAGTAGATTCGATTTCAATGAGGTCAACTTTACCATTATTATAAAAATACCAAGCATGAGCTTTTGGTTCTGCTTTGTTTACATAACTCGTAGAGTCTTTAAAGAAAGGACCTATGAGTGCGTCTCGAGAAAGATTGCCTTTTTTGTAAGCTTTTTCTAAATAAGCATAAGCACCTGTGTTCAGTGAAAGATATCCCACGACTTTATCTTTAAACGATTCTCCGTAATTGTCTGCGTCGAATCGCACAATTTTATTTATTTGTTTACTTTTTTTACTAGAATTCCATTTTTCTGTAGAATCAATATAAGCCCCCACATACTCTTCGACGTCTTTTACTGTTATATCGCTATTATTTTTTTTTCTCATCACAAATCGTGCAATAATAGCAGCCTGAAGTATCGTTTCTGCGATATAACCTAACGGGATCTTTTCGCCTGGTTTTACAAGATATGCTACCGAATAGGTGTCGTTTCTAGCTTTAAATTTTATTAGGTTTAATTGTTCTTTAACAGTTTTAGCATTTTCAAAAACAAGATCTTCTAATTTTTCTATTAGAGTATTTTTTTCTTTTTGTTCTATATCAAATGGATCAATGTAAGTTATGTCACCTGTAGTGCGATTACTAACATAAGGAAATGGTTCGGTTTCGCGAAACAATGTTATGGCCATCGCCACATATTTTTGCAGCGATACTAAACTATCAGTTCTTATTATAGGTGTGGCCATATTATCACTTCACAAAATGAGGTTGTTGGTTTTTTTCGCCTGCTACTTTTTTCTTTGTTGTCAACTTACCCGATTGATGCAAATCGTGAAATTCGGGATGGCTTTTCTGAACAAAATCCATAACCTTTTTCTTATGTTCTGGCGTAGAATTCGAAGTCTTATCGTTATGATAATCTACAATGTCTTTATGGTGCTGAGGTACGTTATGATATCTGTCTTTGATATAGGAATCGTAATCGTTACCATAATGTTTTATCGCGCCTTTTGTACCTGTGGGTGCGCTTATGCCTCCAGGAGGAATTTTACGGATTTCACCCGCGCGAATGAACCAACGATTGTGTTCTGGGCCAGCTGAGTGTTTAGTTTCAGAATCGTTGTTCACGACTACATGACTATCTCTTTCGTGCTGTTTACCTATTTCTTTTTTATCTTTAGTGTATATCTTAGTAGATACTCCTGACGGATTTTGTTTTTCGCTAGGAAGATGTTTCTGTGAACTCCACAAAGCAACAAACTTGCCCATTGTTCCCACTTTAGACTTAGGGTCAACTTTTCTATTAATAGAACCATCATGATGAGGAACTTCATGAGTAGGATCTGGAGGTAAACCCTTAACTTCTCTTTGTTTTCTTTTGAATCCACTCTTAAACGCCTGGTCTTTTGGACTCATCACAAGAGGATGAGTTGGCGTATGCATATAGTATCCGTTCTTATGTAAATGCTTATGGAACTCTTTAGCTATCGTATGATGATCCCACGAAGATGGATGAAACTGTGATAACATCTTATGTGAATCACCACCGAGCGTGTCTTGAGGTTCGTTCGGATTGTAAGGCTTACCTTCTACGATTATTTCTTTTTGTTCTCTGAGCTTAGGATTTATTTCGATAGGTTCTTTCCTCAAACCAATCTTAGGTTCAGCATTATTTGGATCCTGTTCGCTATCAGGTCCTGAATCATCTGGAGGTGTAGAATCATCTGTAGGTTTTTCGGGGCTATCTTTATCTTCTGTAGGATGATAGCTCTGCTCGTAATCGTCTGGTCGTTCAGATGAATCTGATTTCATAACGCGAATAACTCTATGCCCCTGTGGAGACATATACATTTCAACGTGATGACGAGTAGGGTCAGGATCCTCGCTCGTTTGTTGTTCGATTATGAATCTTTTGAAAGAAATCATTATTTACCTAATGGCTTGTGAAACGACTTATCCTATTTATAAAAAAGGGGGGAGCGTTATTGCTCCCCCCTGACTCAGGACAAAAAAGCACCTCCTTAGTCGTGAGCCCGATTCTGTAGCAGAGCGGTCTGTATCCAAGGCTTATCTGGAGTAGTCATAGCATATATGACATAGTCCTTATTCAAAATGATTTCTACTTTAAGATCGGTTACACCTTTGCTGATAAATCCTAATTCTCTAGCAGTTCCGCGTGAAGCGTCCAGTTCACGTCCATGTGCGAATGGTCCTCGATCATTCACTCGCGCGATAACGGTTTTGTTATTTTCGGGATTTGTTAGTTTTAGGAGAGTACCGAATGGGTACGATTTATGGGCAACTGTCAATCCATCTGGGTTATAGCGTTCTCCTGACGCAGTTCTTGTACCCATTTGATACCAGCTTGTTTTCGCAAGCTTTGGTTGTTCGACAGTTTGTGAAGCACAGCCTACAGTAAGCAGACAAATGCCGATTAATGCTAAAATTTTGTGCATTTTTTATTTAGTTAATAGTGGTGCGCGTGGTAGGACTCGAACCCACACTCAGGCCGTTATGAGCGACCGGCTTCACCTTTAAGCTACACGCGCAAACTATTAAAACTTCGAAGCCGCTCTACGGACAGGATGAGTTATGTATTCCTCAAGTGATTCGTATGAAGGTAGCACCAAACTTCCAATGATAGTATATGGGACAGTCTTAACTTCAGGGAACGACTGGGTAAATTCCTCACGAGTAATGTCCCAACCTATAACGATTTCGTTATAATCTTCACCATATTCGGTCATCAAAGCCTTAGCTTTATCGCACCAAGGGCAATCGTCCTTACTATAGATTGTTGCCGTCATTATATAGTTCTCCTGTTTTCTGTCTGAATTTATGACCGTAAGTTCGTTTCCAGTCGCCTAGAATGATACCTTGTTGCTGACGAGCTTCAATTTCCCAAGGTAAATCAAAATACGAACCACTTCCCCGACCTTCTGACTGAATCATAGTGTTTTTCCACTTACAGTAGTTAGCATGGGTAGCTAAGTCTTTTAGATCACCAGTAGCATATTGTCTAATATGAACGATCTCATGAGCGAGTATTCTATATAATATGCTATCTTTTAGATAATTACATAGTTCCATATCGTACTCGCGCGGGCGATGATTATCGTCATCCCATATCACAGAACCATATACATTAGAGTCTTTTAGTTTTTCTGTGATATTAATCTTGAGTTTTATATTATTAGCCAAACGATTACCTAAAGTATAGCCTAGCATCCATCGTGCAGCATTTTTTAGCAGTTTTCGTTTATATTTATCACCGCCCGTAATCTTAATTTTGGCTTTATTATTCGCGTACTCCAAAGCTCCTGGGACCATTGCGTCTCCCTTCTTGCTTATAGGACTATAATACTCCATTGGGTCATATTCGTCAAGACCAAACTTATTTAGCCGGTTAGAACTTGAAGTTTCCGAACTTAGCTTTAGGCTTACTGCGTTCACGATCTTCCATTCCGAATTTACTATTATCCATAACTGAGTCAGAGCGTTTCGTTTTACCACCACGACTATCATCAATCAAATCATCCTGAGCAGACGCTTCAGTATCGAATAGGCGCATTCTAGTTCTGTCGATGCCTAGTACGAATTTCTTATTGATGGCAGGATCCGCATAACGATTCTTAAGCTGCTTGACCATAACCTGACCAGCTTCATCGAGTTCGTCAGTACGCACCAACGCAATCATGAAGTCAGCCGTAGCAGGCAGACCAAACGACTCAGAAGTATCTTCGAGCCCAGGATCGCTTGATGAATAGCCAGTTCTAGTTGTCTGAGTAGCAGACATGATAGGAACGTTCTTTTCAACTGCAAGCCCACGCAGTTCTTCTGCAATAGCCTTCACATAGGTATAGCTGTTGACATTTGAGCCTGTTTTGATTCGAGATGAACAACAGATATTGAGATAGTCGATGTAAATAATGTCAGGTACAAAGCTTCGCTTTAGATTAAGCTCATTCAGCAGGTGACGAAAGTGACCTACGTGCGCGGACGCAGTTGGATACTCCTTGATGATAAGTTTGCCTTCGGTCTTAGACTTAACACGAGCAATCTTACTATCATACATATCCTTAGGAAGATGACCAAGATCTTCAAGAGGCACGTTCAACAGATTAGAATCGATACGTTCTGCGATCTTTTCTTCAGCCATTTCCATAGTGATATACAGAACTTTTTTACCGAGTGTCAGATTAGCCGCAGCAAGATGACACATCATCAGAGTCTTACCAGCACCAGTGCCAGCAAGGATAATGTTGAGCGACTTACGCGACAATCCACCACGAGTGATAGTATTCATCAACTCAAGGTCGAACGGAATCTTTTCTTCCTTACGATGATAAAAATCATATCGCTCAGCGAAATCCTCAATGAAATCGTGACCGACATGACTATCGAACGATACGCCCAACGCCTCAGCAAGAATCTCTGGGAGTGAGTTCTTAGTTCTGTTCTTATCTTTACCATCAAGAATAGCGATACTATCCATGATAGCGTTATAGACTGCGCGCTCTTGACAAAATCCCTCGGTTGTTTCTAGCAACCAAGTCATATCAGAAGGTTCTGGTTCGACAAGCTCGCGAACCAGTTCCATTGAGCGCTTATGCTCTTCTTCGCTTAGATTAGTGCTAGACTCGAGATCAATCCCAATCGCTTCACGAGTGGGGCGATTATTGTACTTGAGCATAAACTCATTGATACGCTTGAACACCTGACGCTCAGACGAGTCACCGAAATACTCTTCTTTCAGAAACGGTAATGTCTTACGCGCAAAATCTTCATTATGTACCAGATTTTTTAGAATCGTCAACTCTATTTTCATTACCTATAGTTCCTACTTGCTTGATTAAAATATCTTGAAGAATACATGCTACCGTGTCATCGAAACTATCCTTGAGCTTACCTTCAAACATTCCGTCAGCCCAAAAAGATTCGATGACATGATAATTGAATTTAAGCCAAGGTTCGTCGCTATCTTCAACTTCACTGGAAATCTTTAGATTTTCATAGTGAAATACTACGCCTTCGAACTCGCCGTCTTCGATACGAAAGCAAATGAAGTTAGGTACATCTAACCTCTCAACAGTAGTATAACGCGGAGCAACTGGGTTGTCAATGACTTTCATGATCAGGTGCCTTAATAATAACTCTAGAGTCAAATCTTAGGATACCGAGCGTGAAATTCTCAGCAGCATCTTCTGCGTATCGCAACGACTTATTAGGAAACGTACGATACTCGATGAGTTCATTGTCCTCATAGAACTCTACGCCATATGTGCCATTATCCAATATGATAGTGGCAGTCTTACTCTTGTCGTCACTCCAAAACTCACTCAGCGTCATCATTGTTTCCTGTTTCATCGAGAATTGCTCCATGTGCCATAGAATACTTATCTTTGATATATTTACCGAAGTCTGTTTCTTTGAACATCTTCAGCCAGAACTCTTTATTATCTACAATATCACCCGCACGCATACTAGGTTGTCTCACTTCTCCTGTTTCCTTATCAACTGTTGCATACCAACCATTCTTTGGTTTTACAATATAACCACCATCAACAGCAACATCAAGCAAACCACTCCAGCGGTTAATACCGCCCTCGAATGATACGGTGATTGGAATCTTTGACTTTTCTCTGACATATCTTGATTTCTCCACGTTAATTACAAAGTGATAACCTTGTATACCGTCAGCATCCTTATCTTGCTGACGACCAAGGATCCAAATAGCGTCTGATGAGTAATAGGAACCAGTTCCGCCTCCAACAATATCCTTTGGATACAGACCAATTTCTTTATATGTATGATTGACAACGACCATAGGAATATCACGCATCGTGAGATACGGAGTTACCATACGGAACAAAGACTTGAGCTGCTTTGCGCGAGACATATCCGCTACAGACTTTTCGTTGAGAGCATCTTCAACTTCTTTCTTAGAAGCAAGATTACCAATCGAGTCGATGATGATCATAACGCGATCGGTGCGCTCGATATTGGTTAATTGCTTCATGATATCGAACTTGAGTTCTTCGACGTCCATGATAGGCGTATGAACTACTCGGTCGAATGCAATACCAAATGTGTTGAAATACGATTGAGGCGTACCGAACTCTGAATCGTAGAACAGGATAACGCCGTCATCATACTTCTTAAGAAACGCTGCCGCAAGGAGCAATGCGAAACCAGTTTTGAAATGCTTTGATGGACCAGCAAGCATAGTAAGCCCAGGAGTGATACCACCGTCCACAGAACCTGATAGTGCCACGTTAATCATAGGCACAGTAGTTGGGATCATATCCTTCTTAGTGAAGATCTTACTGTTTTCTAACGTAGCCGTAAACTCAATCGTACTATTCTTAATCAACTTATCTTTTAGCGACATATTATATCCTCTTTCCGTATGCGGATTTCTTTTCAAGAACCAATCTACTAGCATGATTATAGTATACTTTAAGTATGAGTAATCGTCAAGACGTTTTTTCTATAGTGACGGGATCCCAGAAATCACCGTTCGTCTGAACTGCATCTAGCTTATCGACTTCGAGTCGTAGATTCTTACTTGCTGCTATGATAAGCAATACGGCTAACGGATCTATGACTAGCACTAGCAGCATAATCATAATGCGAATCGCCGACTCCAAGTCCTTTTCGCTATCAGCGCCGTAGAGCATCTCAGCGACGTAACGAATAGGACCAACCTCATTCTTTAGTGTTCGCGTAGCCTTCATCAGTGGTGCTTTTTCGTCGAGCAGCTTTTCTATAGTAGCCTGAGCATCTTTCATATCAGCTGATATACTGGCTCGCTCAGGTTTCTGTTGATTACGCAATTGCAAAGCTGTCTGAGCGCGATTATTCTTATTGATAATAGAATCAATCGCAGTATCTAATTGCTTTAGTTGCTGCTCCGCTCGCGTGATGCGCGTGCGCTCGCGCGTGATGCTACTATCTATTCGTTCTATCTTAGCTGCTACATCACCACTCGGTGCGACCTGATCTAGGTGAGCTTTCGATAAGAATCCAAAGATACCCATACTTGTTATCAGCATAAGAACCAGAAGCGCACTAGTAAAGTATGCTTTCATTAGAAACGGAACGTATCTCCAGTTCCTGTACAGCCAAGACGCGAGTACGATCTTACCTATTTCTAATGTTCCACCAAGGATAACAATAGCCCAAAAAGCACCAGCAAATATGGATGTTAGTCCTGTGACAGAATACCAAGCAGCTACGACGGAGAGTGCTATCCCCGTCGTCATAATAAGTGCTCTGTCGAAACTAAATGTCATAAACCTCTTGTGGTTCTAAGAACCTTATCTAACATCTCCTGACATTTCTCAGTACGATTAGGCCAATAGATATATTCTTTCTCTGCTGTCTTGATTAGATTATTCAGCAGAGGTACTATAATGCTTTCAAGAACCTTGATCTTATGAGCCAGCTCTTCTTCCTTATCGGTAAGAGCCTGACCCTTAGCGTTTAGTTCTTGTAGAACATCGTGCTTGATTTCGCTTTCATCGACTCCAGTGAAACCAAAGTCATAGTCGGCATATTCTGCGGGTACTTTAATTGCCATTTTGTTTTTCCTTCAAGTAGTCTTCAACAGATATATGCCTAACTTCACTAGCTGCACCAAAAGTCTGCGGAGTTTTAAAACTTCTCGTATATACAGCTTCTTCTCTTAGTTGCTTACGCACACGTTCTCTTTGTTCGTAAGGCATCTTATCTAAATCATTCCTAGTAATTTTCTTTTTCTTACTCATGAAAAGAAATCCTCTATTGTGCTCTGCTTTTCGGTGTGCCAGTTAATTGTATCGAGAATAGCATTTAGCGGAGACATGAATGCTTTTTCGAACTGCGTATCATAGTCGATATAGCCATCAAGCTTGAACTCAGGCGGAAGAGCAGCAAACGCAGTAATCACATTATCTTGTATTGGATTAGGCATCTTGAGATAAGAGAATCTTACCTTTTCGCCATCCTTGATGAGCTCATATCTTTTCTGAAGCTTGAGCTGCTTGATTTTGTTATTGTATGTCAGAGCACCACGAACATGAATAGGAACGCTCTTAGTCTCATTTTTATATTTAGCGACATCCTGAACAGAACGCGGAAAAGCAACTTCTTCGAACGATAGCTTATAGAACTTGGTTTTGAACTCAGCGATAAACTTATGCAACTCTTCTTCAGACTGGTTCATGATGATAGTGAGAGCGTTTTTAATAGCTTCGCGACACACAGCAGGAGTCGACGACTTGACCGCCTCGATACCCAGCATCTTTAGTTTTGGTTTCGCGTAGCGCACGCCTTCAGAGTCATGAACATTGAGGATATAGCGTTTCTTGGCGGTCCAGATACCACGATCAGCAATAACCTCACGCTTCATGTTCATTTTTTGCTGGAAGGCGGACATACGGTCAGCAAGATCCTGATAAATCTCTGCAATGACTGGTTCGATTTTATCGCTAGCCACTTTATCCAAAAAGTTAACGATCTTTTCTTTAAGTTCCGGAGTGATTCCCTCTGCTTCAATTCTTTGTCCAAAGACCATATGAACAAGTCTGTCAAAACTAATATACAGCGAATCTGTATCCGATGCAATAACATAATCGTAATCTCCTGTTTTCAATAGCTTATTGAGATACTTATTCATCTCAGATTCAGCCCAACGAATTGATAGCTGACCACCAAGAGTAATAGCAGTTGCTTGATCAATGTCAAAGAAACGGAAATGAGGATTACCGATAGCGCCGTAAGCTGAGTTCAGCTGAATCTTTTTCGCCATTTGCATATTTTTGTATCGGGAAATATCATTATATGATTGCTTAGAGCTAGTAGCCTCGTGCTCCTTTTGAGCATCAATCATCTTATCTTTATACACTACGCGATCGTTATACATACGCTCCATGATTTCGGGAAGGAATCCTTGCCTTTCTTTTTTGAAATAGCAACCATTCGCAGCAAGCCCATATCCGTTAGGGACGGTTGGGATATCACCATCTAGTAGCTCATCAATGGTCACACTAGTCTTAACAACACGACCACGATCATCACGATACAGAGTTTCTGGACTGATATTATACTGCATGATAAGATGCGGATACAGACTGTTCAAGTCGAAAGACATTACCCAATCATATCCACCAGGCTTAGGTTCCTTGACGTGAGCACCAACATATGCTTCATCCTTAGCTCCACCTCCTTCAAGTGGAACTGCAATCTTTTGCTTATGTAGATGGTTGTGAATGATAACGTCCCACATACGAACTTGTGTGAAGATATCTAGCAAAGTCACCTTCGCGTCGTACGCGAGCGCGAGAGCCATATCAATGAGCTTCATCTTATCATCAAGCTTTTGAACCAGCTCAACGTCTCGAATGTTATAGTCAATGAACTTTTGGAAATCTTTGATATAGAAATCGTGTAGTGAATCGTACTCAGAATAATCTAGCTTACGCTCACCGAGCTCGACGAAACCGATATGGTCTAGACGATAGCTTTCTTGCTGACTATAAGTGAATTTCTGATACATCTCAAGATAGTCGAGAGTCGCAACACCAGCGATAGTGTATACTGTTTCTTCTTTGCCATACTTACGTTTCACTCTGCGATCAGTAAAGAAACGCCACGGACTGAACGCTTTGGTCGCTGACTCACCAAGTATTTGGTTCATGCGCCGCACGAGGTAAGGAATATCGAAGAACATGATATTCCAACCGATCACAACATCAGGATATCCGTTACTCCACTCACTCAGGAACTTAGTCAGTAGCTCTTTCTCGTTATTGCACTGATAGTAATAGACGTCGTTGCGCGAAGGCACATAATCATAATATGCCCACACATAATACATTCCGTTTTTTCTGAGAGTGATCGCGGTGATTTCTTGCGCCGCTACGTCAGCGCTCGGGAAACCATTCTCCGAGCTAACCTCGATGTCGATATTCGCTACGTTGATTAGGTCGCGGTCGTATACGATTTCGTTAGGATACTCTTCGTTAAGATACGTGTATAGGAAACGAGGCATCCCATAGATCTTGAAGTTGCTGATGTCTTGATACTGCTTAATGAAATCTTTTGCTTCACGCATCGACAAGAATTCGACAGGATCCAAATTGTTTCCACGAATATCTTTCCACTCAGCGTTCTCACGCTTAGATGGTAGATACATCGTTGGCGTATAGGGGATCTTTTCTTCGAAAGCTCGGCCGCGGTCGTAACCGCGAACGAGAATGTTGTTTCCGTGCTCTACTGCATTTGTATAGAATTTTGACATAGCTTATAGTACCATAAAACTAAACAGCTGTCAAGATCCCTTTCTTAGGAAGCACAAGACCAGAACCGAAATTCTGATTGTAGGCATTTTCGACTTGATCGTTGGGTTCATAAGTGAACATAACATTACGAGGGTCTAGGACGATTTCTTTGGTGCGAGCCATCGGGATGAAATCAAGTAGAGCCATTTGAGCTTTGCCTCCTGGGCCTGGATTAAGCATGACTGCTGCTGGTTTAATGACCTTAATCATATTACCCATAACACCAACCTTACCTACGATTTCATCACCGTTAAGCAAACGAAGCATCATGACAGTTGTATTACGATTCTCATCATTCATATTCATAGGATTAATATTCATTTCACTTCCTTACTTCGCCACGCCTTGAATCTTTTCTTGTCCTCTAGACCAAGCTGCAATACCAAGAACCGCACCCATTGCTAGATGGAATAGGCCAGCGCCTTGCAGCGTAAGTGGACTCCATTGAACAAGAGGCGTTTTTGTCATGACCTGAGCAACGCTCCAGGCAACAGGGAATATGGCCATATCAAGGCAACAGATAACCATATAACACCAACCCATAGCAGGACGCCATTTCTTCACCATCCAGTCTTCATTCTGTTTGGAGTTTTCTGCTTCCCACTGTTTCTTTTCCAGTTCAATCTTAGCAAGCTGAGCTGCTTCAGAAAGCTGCATCGCGGGCGCGGGAGCAGCAGAACGTGGAGTATTATCAATATATGTAGTAGCAATCGAAGCAGCCGCTCCCTTAGTAGCAGCTGGAATCATATCCATCGCAGGTTTAGCTGCTACTGGTTCATCATCTGGTAAACCGAACTTAGGCATAATATCTCCTTATGAAAAGATTTCGAGTGCTGCTTCATAATGAGATTTGCGGTCTTCCAGACCTATAGTTCCACCATTGATTTTCTTAGTAACAGTAACGATATCACCCTTATCAGCCCACTGATTAAGCTCACGAGAATCCCAGAACCAACCAGCTGACCATGCGGCACCTTCTTCAGTTGCAAGCCATTCGGTTGCTTCTTCAAGTGACATGTTCATATCAGCAGCAAAGGCTTGATAGTTAGACTTACCTGTGAGCTGAACTAGTCCACGACCACAGTAGCGATAGCCATCTCCTGATGCTTCGTCACCATTGCCCATGCGCGAAGCATAAACACGATTAGCTATCTTTTGTGGGTTCTTAGCGAACGCTGAGGTATCTACTCCACGAAAATACTTAGGGAAAATCACCTTGAGGCGGTCGGCTGAATAGTTAAGATTTTCCTTGATTGTGCGTAGACCACCAGATTCGTGACCTACCTGAGCAAGAAACATTGAGATGCGGTTCTTATTATTGATTTCATAGAACTCCATCATTTCGTTAAGGAATTCTACATATTTTTGAATGATATCTTCGTCCGTATCTTCGAAAAATTCATTCAGTTGTTCAAATGATATTAGCGCCATAGGAGTCTCCTTTCGCGCTATTTATTAGATCTTAGGTCTGTAGATCATTTCTGTTGCGAGATAATGAATATCTAGTCGTGTGATACCGATATCTGCGAGTTCTCTATCTGATAGTCTGCTCAATTCGTTAACAACAGTATAATATCGACGTGTTTTTTTAAACCATTCTAGCATGTGTGTCTCCTGAAACAGATAAAGCGAGCCAGTTTCCCGGCTCGCTGCATTACGAAAATCTCAACGGGTTATAATTAGTCGATGTTGATTTTCTTAGGCTTCTGGTTATCAGGAATGAAGTTTTCCAACCACACCTTGAGAATGCCGTTCATCAATTCGGCATTGTTTACCACTACAGTATCAGCAAGAGTGAATGTGCGATTGAAGGCACGCTCTGCAATTCCCTTGTAGTAGTAGAACTCGGTAGCCTTATCCATATCACTGGAGTCCTTAGTCTTACCAGCAATGGTTAGCTTACCACCATCGAGAGTCAGCTCGATATCTGTCTTCGCAAATCCTGCGACAGCCATTTCGATAACATACTTGTTATCATCGACCTTCTTGATATTGTATGGAGGATATCCAGGAAGGTTCTTACCGATACCATCCAACTGCGAAGATAGCAGCTTGAACGTCTTGTCGAAACCGACAGAGAAAGGATCAAAAGATGCGAATGGAGATGGGATTTGTGCGTAGTCTTTATTCATAGTATGACCTCCTATTAGGCAAGGTTAAGTATGCGACCCCGAAGGCGTCGCGGTTTATTTATATGTAGCGAAGGAGATATATCCCCAACACCACACATAAATTCAGTAAGGTAGAGAAAGCGTCAATCAACGGTCCGCTTCTTACCGATGTTGTATTTAGCTTCGAGTTTCCACTCATTCTTTTCTTTGTGAGCTATGATTTTGATTTGGTTTAGTGGTGCGACGATATCATTCGTGCGCTCGGTATTCACGATATCAATAAGCTCCCATTCGGCGAGCAGATTGGTGATCGTGTTACGGCGTGCTTTATCTTCGTCTGAGAAATTCGTAGGCTTTCCGTCGAGGGCAAACAGTTCTTTAAAGTGAACGATATAGTATCGGCCCTGTTTGTGTAGAATATGACATGACTGGAACAATACCTTATCGCGTCGAGAAGCGACTCCGATACGAGTTAATGTTTCTCTAATTTTAAGGAAATCTTCTGCTGATCGAAGCTTAACTTCAATCATAT